ACCAATACCCACGCTTAACTTTTTTGTACCCTAGTACAATTATTCTTTTGCCTCATCAAATTTAGAATTAACCCATTTCATTATATCATCGTGCCTCCATCTTTTGACCCTTTGGGACAAAGATATAGGTCTTGGGAATGTCTCATCGTTCTTTAATATCTTCTCAACAAGACGGTGGTTTTTCAAGGATAATATATTCGCAACATCCCGCTGCCCTATAAAATCATTACTCATTTTTCGTATCCCTGTTTCCATCTTGTGAACTCCTCTGTTAATCCTTTGAATATCTCCCTAGCATCAGAGTTGTTCTTTAGTTCTGATCTGCTAGATACGCCAAGGGTTGATCTAAGTGTTTTTGTGACAACTTGTTCACGCTCCCCAAAAGAACTGTCTATGTAGTCATTGTCTGCCATGTAGCCCCTCTGATGAAGGAACTCAGCGAACTCATCATTTCTACACAACATACCAGCACTTGCAACCATTTTATCAACTTCTCTTTGCTGGTCGCTCATAACTGGTTGTTCATCGTCACCAAGCTTTACCATAGCTACCATGTAGCGAGAGCCAACCCAATCGGTGTGTAGACTAGGCGGCACTTCATTCGGGTGCAGTGCAAGCCTTAATATAGTGCCTTGCTTGCTTTGAGACATAGATGTTTTTACAGCCTCAAAATTAACAGCAACCTTACTTACATCATTGCTTTCCATACTGGCTCTCCTTTAGAAAAATCTCTGATGTCCTACTGTCATAATGGTCACAGTCGGTAAAATTTCTCACATGAGTGGTTCGCTTGATGCCCTGATCAACTCTCTCCCAAGTAACCATCTCCTGACGGAATACACCTTCAGTGTTGTCTGGAAAGAAGTCTTGAGGAAGGGTTTTTGACAAATGACACAGCCCCTTTGTGGGAAAGTAACAAAGGTCTTTTGAGTTCTTTAATACCCTCATCTTCCCATCCTCATCTGGTTTCGCTTCTTGCCCCCAGTGTCCACCGTATTGTTAAGTTCTCTCAGACCGCTTACAGTCTGCCTGATTATGGACTCTCTTGAAGAATGCATAGAAGGGTTTAACGATAGCCACTGACTTTTCCCATAAAAATTTCCTCTTTGATTATTTATGTAAGGCCTAGTCTGTCTAGGCTGAGACCTTTTATCTTTTGGCTTAACCTCATATTCTTTGAAGTTAAGAACCTTATCGTTTAGGCCGCTCAGGTATTGAGCAAACTCATCGATTGTTATATCTAATATATTGTTCATTTTACGTCCCTTTGATGTGTTTCAAGCGCATGAATAACTATTGATATTTTACTAAGCATGTCATGCTCTGTTTCAACACGATCCACCCTAGTATCTTTTCTAAACTGATCTGGTAAGCTTTCTATTTGATGCTTCAGATCATAAGCAATGCACAGGCTCTCATCCATTGAACTTCTCCCAATTTTTCCTAGCCCATTCTTTCGGATCAATACCTTCTAAATCCCACCAAGTTCTTTCATCCCCAAAGTGATGCAGTTTCATGTGGCAGGAGTGGCACAGAGGAACACACCAATTGTCTCCAACTTTCATGCCCATAGCGTTAGGCTCTGCGAACATGATATGGTGCGCCTCTGCGCCGTACCCACAGACCAAGCAAGGTGCGCCACGCAAGGTCTGTAGATATTTCTTTGACCTAATCCTCACTTGATCCTTGTAACCTTCCTAAAAGAAAACCGTGACCTGTGAAGATTTTTAGGAACGGCCTTGGTCTTTGCAGATTTCTTCCCGTGCAAGCTAATAATCTCCTGATAAAGACTTTGTGACTGCATGTCTGGCAAGAGAGCGTAGTCTCCGACCTTCATCCTTTTTGCCGTAGACTTATGCCAACCATATTTAATTTGATAGTCAGATACAGCATCATTGTCACTTGGCATTGATTGATACACAGCATAATGCTCAACAGGGCGAGTAGGCTTCTTATAACAAGACTTGCCTGAAATAAGAGAAAAAAACTTTTTGATAATTTTAGTCATTAGAACGGGACCTCTTCATCTGTCAGAGTTTTCTTTCTTCCATAATGCACGTTGCCAACCAGAGACAGAAACGTGGAGCCATTCTTCTGGCTTGTACGCTTCCATCCAGCAACATCAAGCTTTGGCTTGTCCTTGCCCTCTTCCATCTGGCTCACAAGGTCATTGATAACCTCGTCAGACAGTTCTAGATGACCTGTGTAATCAGGCTGCTTCGGAGTCTGCTTCTTGTTATTTGTAAACAGAACTCCTGATGGTGGATAATCGTTACTCATGCGGCTTCTCCCTTTTCATTTGCCTCAAGTGTTTTAGCGTACCCTGTGAACTTCTTGAGTACACTATCGTAAAGTGTTTTGTCTTTCTCTAATGCAGATATTGCATTCTTGTTAGCGCCCCAGAATGCCCTTAGTTCCTTTAAGGTTTTGCACTCAGGTATGAATGTATTAAACACCTCAGCAACAGTGCTAAGGCCTTCAACCTCTTTCTTGTTACCATTGGAGTTTTCTACAACAATTTTCTGCTCAGCGCCTTCTGGCAAGTCCTCACCAGCGTAGATGTAATGACCCAGCCCATGAAAAGCCAAGCACTTAGTCAAACATCTTTGCAGTGCTGTATTTACTTGAAAGCTATCTGGCTGCGACACAGCCTTGTTTGCGTGATTAAGAACAGGCAAAACCTCTGTTTGAGTTTCGCCTTCAATGTCAACGGTGACAGACACAAACGCATACCCTGCTGGATCAATCATGTACGGCAACGTGCAATCATTATTTGCACTAGAGTACAAATTTTTTGTGAACGTGGTCTTGGGATAATGCTTCTTCACAATCCCCCACGCCCATGCCCAACTCAGATATGTCAGGCCGTTTTTTTCTTCGGTGTGTTCAGACACATCGATTTGAGACAAGGTCTCCCATACACTACTCATATTAAATTCCCCTATGTTGTGAACAAAAATCAGCAACACCGCAGTAGTTGCCATTACACCTTACCGCTTCACCGGCTCGGTATTCTATTTCTGTTGAAGCTGATTGCATAACAGAAAACTCTATAGCCTTTTCCTCGTTATCAAAAACGCGCATGGCTCTCTTCAATCCTTTTTTCTTTACCGCCCAAGCGTCACTACGTTTCCAAGTCTCATCATCAGAACAAAAGGGGAACTCACCTTCAGCGTCATACATCTTCTGCGCTTCCTGATGAATGCTAATTCGTTCTTTAATGTAATTGATGCGTGTCTCTTCATCCCAGACAGGGATGTCAACAAGGACAACAGGCGCACTTGGATAATCCTGTTTATATTTTGCGTCACGGCTATTCCAGTCTCTCAGAATGGCGCATATCTGTAATGAGTTTACCTTTTTACCTTTGTTCTTTTGAACAAGGTAGGCATACAGATTAAGCTGACGCTCCCACTCAATCTTGCCGTAAATGACAGACCACACACTAGTAACTTTGTAGTCTGTTATGCTGACATTTGACCTGTCCACCTTTTGGTGATCAACCGCACCAGACAGAACCCATCCATCAACCTCAGAGAACAGGCGTTCTTCCAGAATAACATCTTCAGATGCCCCCGAACTCTCAAGTATGTGGTGAACAGCAGTGCCGAACAAAGGCCATATCATATCCACAGCATCCACAGTCCTTTGATTAGAAAAATGATCCCTCATCAATCTTACCCTTGGACTGTCTATAAGGGTGGTAACAGATATATCAGCATTTCCCTTGCTATATTTGTCATTTCTGGCAAAATCAACAAAGGATTTAGGCAACTTGTGATTATTGGTAATTTCCAAGATATGTCTCCTCCGAATTTTGTGTTACCACAGGAGTTTATTGGTGTCAATAGCGAATTTTGAGGAAAGTATGAGTACAAAAGTATATCAATTTGAAATACTTGGAGAGCCAGCATCCAAAGCAAACAGTAGAAAAATAGTTTTAATAAAAGGTCGGCCAGCATCAATAAAATCTGATAAAGCTAGAAAGTATGCAAAATGTTTTTTAGAACAATGCGAACAATTGGAAGAATTATTCTCAGGTGACGTATGCGTAGAGATGTTAATTCATTATGCATCCAGAAGACCAGACTTGGACGAAAGTCTGATCTTGGATTTAATGCAAGGAAAGATTTACGAAAATGACCGACAAGTTAAGCAGAAGAATATTTACTGGGGGCTTGATAGGGAAAGGCCAAGAACAGTCATCAGAGTGTCATCTCTGGAGAGCGGTAATATCCCAAGCTATTTCGGATGCGTATCTTGATGACAGGAAGCAGAAATCAGAAGTCGTTAATTGGCTGGACACAGAAGACTTCATCACAGTGTGTGATCTTGCCGACATAGACCACCGTAAAATGAAAAACAATTTCCGTTACATTCTCACACAGAAAAAACCAATAGCCAGATACGAAGGGCGAAAACTTAAAGATTTAATAGATAGGAAGAATTAGTAAACATAATCTATATAAAGATTATATTTATAATATATATAATATATAACCACATATCATTTTTGTTACGATCCTCTAAAAAACTTGATTGACAGATCGGATCGCACGGATATATCGTGTACGCCTGTCTTGGAGGACATTACAATGCAAAATGATATTTTAATACGCGGAACGGCACTCCGCATGGGCGAAGGTCAGCACAAAGCTGTATGCCCAATATGCTCACCCCAAAGAAAAAAGAAGGGCGAGAGAACCCTGTCTCTCAAAGTTGATGACGCGGGTATTTTATACAATTGCTGGCACTGCCAATCGTCTGGCGTGATCAAGCTAGAAGAAAGACCAATGCCTGTCAGAAAGGAGAGCAAAGTGTCGGTTGTTGTGAAACAAGATTGGGATGATTTAACAGATAAAACAATAACTTGGCTAAAGGACAGGGGCATATCAGAACACACGGCAAAGCAAGCAAGAATTAAAACCGCACAGCATTATATCGCGTCATTAAAGAAGCAAACTGAGTGCGTTGTTTTCCCATACATAAACCAAACTCAGGTGTATGCCGCAAAGGTTCGCGCCATATCAGACAAGGGGTTTTCATGTAGTGGAGCGCCAGCATCTTTTTTTAATTTCGACTCAATAACGGAAGGTGAAGATTTATATATTTGCGAAGGGGAGATGGACTGCCTCTCGCTAATGGAAGTGGGTTTCCAGAGCGTTGTTTCCGTTCCGAATGGGGCAGTGATGAAAGTTGTGGATGGCAAGATTGACCCACAGGAAGACAACAAGTTTAAGTTTTTGTGGGATGCAAAAGACAATCTGGACGCAGCCAAAAGAATTATTATCGCTACGGATGCTGATGGTGCTGGCGAAGCTATGGCAGAAGAGATTGCCAGAAGGATAGGCAAGGACAAATGCTGGAAGATAGACTGGCCTGACGAGTGCAAGGATGCAAACGATGTTCTGGTTAAGTTTGGCAAGGATAGCCTAAAGAAGGTCTGCAACGACATGAAGCCTTGGCCTGTTGCTGGGCTTTATGATGCATCACATTTTTATGATCAGCTTGACGAGATATACGAGAAGGGAATGGGCAAGGGAGCGTCCACAGGCTACGACAATGTCGATGAACTCTATTCCATAGTAGAGGGTCAGTTGACAGTGGTCACAGGCCATCCTTCCTCTGGTAAGTCTGAGTTTGTTGATCAGATCATGGTCAACCTCGCTGAGAAAAAGGGATGGAAGTTTGCGATATGTTCATTTGAGAACGAGCCTCGCATCCACATAGCAAAGATTATAAGCAAGTATTTCTCTAAGCCATTCTTTACTGGTGTCACGCCAAGGCTGACAAAAGATGATCTGGAAAAAGGTAAGGCGTTTGTCAGGGAGCATTTCAGCTTCCTCTATCAGAATGACGGATCGATGGCTACGATTGATGGCATCATAGAAAGACTGAAGATAGCGGTCATGCGTCACGGCATCAGGGGTGCAGTCATAGACCCATACAACTACATCCAGAAGAATGGTGATATATCTGAGACAGACTGGATAAGCGAGATGCTTACACAACTAAGAATTTTTGCACAGTCTCATGGCATACATCTATGGTTTGTCGCTCATCCAACAAAAATGATGCGCGATTCAAATGGAAAAATTCCAGCACCAAAGGGTTATGACATATCTGGATCAGCGGCATGGTTTGCAAAGGCAGATGTGGGGATGTCAGTGCATCGCCCTGACCCGATAAAAAGTTCTGTTTCTGAAATACATATTTGGAAATGCAGGTTCTCTTGGGTTGGCAAACAGGGCGTGGCAGAACTCTTCTTCAACCCCTCTACATCAAAATATTCAGAAGCTATCAAAGATGACTTTCTCTCACAGTCATCTGACATCTATGAGGATGTGCCTTTTTAATTTGCACTCCGCACGGCGGCACTCCGCACGGAATGTATGATAGTAGTCAATTTATAAAATTTTAAGCCCCGGAGCCGGGAGAAAAAAAATATGAAAAGAGCAGAAATTTTAGACACGGCCAAAAAATATGTCGAAACAGATCGGCAAAATTTGCATGGCAAAATGGAAGACAATTTTTCTACGATTGCGAAATATTGGTCAATTCATTTAGGGAAAGAAATCACCGCCAGTGATGTCGGGGTGATGATGGGGCTATTAAAGATAGCCAGAATAAAATCCAACACGGGGCATGAGGATAATTTTATCGATTGCGCTGGGTATATTGCTTGCGCTGGGGAATGCGTGGATAGCGATTGATTAAATTTGTACGATGGGCTAAATATTTTTGTTGTCCTGCTTGTCCTATTTTTTTCCCTTCACACAATTTTGTCTGCCTCCAAGACAAAAAAAAGGGGGATGGCCGAAACCATCCCCCTTTGCTTATTTCCAATCCATTCTAATCACACGGCCATTAGGCTCAAGATCAGCAACATCACCATCCTTATTGCTAAGAGTGTATTGCTCACTGATCCTATCCCAAATCATGGTAGTAACAGTTTCGGGTAATTTACCAACTTTTCTGCATTCCATGAGATAGGCCATTTTTGCTTCTTCAAAGTTCATATCACGCGCCCTTTCTTGCGAGTTGAACGATCCCGACTATTGCCATAAACGCGCCAGAATAAAGAACCAGCATTCCAACAAATAAACTGTTAGAAGGCATCTCTATATATTCAACCCCAGCGAATGAAATGAACAGCCCTAAAAAGAATATAAAATAACTCACGACTCAATCTCCATAAACATTCCCATACCGCATATCGATATGGTAGGTGAAAACATTGTAATCGATCCATCGATAAGGTGATGCATCGATTGCGAACTCTGGAAGGGCATGCATCAAATGCTCACGCCCTTCTTTATAGACATTGTGATTGGCCTTACGGATGCCATCGTCATACTCATCGACATCAGGCTTGTAGACATAACCCTGATACCGATAGATCGGTGCGTTATGCCAGCTAATCATCTGCACTCTCCAAAGCGCATTCGACTGCCTCTTGAGCCTCAAGTGCCATGATAAGTTCTTGCCTGTTATTTTTTTCATAAGGCTGCGTAAGCTGATCTATGATTGTGTCTAGGCCAACCTCAATAGCATTCATTTCGGCTCGTGTTACCTTCAGATTAATTACAGACATTTTGTCTCTCCCTTTTGAAGCCAGTATTCATTCCAATACCCAGACATCACCTCAGTCTTTTCCTCATCGGACATATGAGCCAACAGATCAAACGACCTGTTGACTACCAGTTTATCTTGAAGATCGGTAATATCTTCGCATTCGCCAATATGTTTTGAAACCTCATCAGCAAACTTATCTTCCAAGTCTAATATCCAACTAGACATACCCATCACACTTGCTCCCTTTTCATTTCGCTTAGAGTTAGATTAACAACAGGTGTACCATCAGGGCGGCATCGGTATGCTGAAACCACCTGTGTTGATGTTGCACCGACCAGAGATTTTACCTCTTTGCGAGCCTCAATTTCAGCGTCAACAATAGTTTCCGCCTCGATCATTACAGTTCGTTGCACCAATGCCTCGACCGTTACTTCGTAATATTTTTGTACCATCGTACAAATCTCCCTTCTAATTTTCCATCATTTTGGTTAAGTGCCGGACTGTCCGGCGGTTCATAAGATTAAAAGCTTTGGATATGCTTTCACCAAAGCTATGCGGGATCACCACCTCATCGGCTGATAAATCAAACAGCGGATGCAAATCATCGTGATCACTTGCTTTGTGAGTGATCAAGTAGCCATTCTCAGTAAAGCCTCTCTTTTTATTGAAGCCGACAACAGTTACTTCCCAAGCGTTTAGGCCAGCCTCATCGACATACTGAACAGCAACAGGCTTGCATCTCATAACAAACCTTTTGCCTTTGGGTGACCGAATGATCGAAAAGCCTTTAGCATATACGGCTTTGAACCATGTGATCGAAACAGGAACAAGATTACTCATATTGTACCGATCTTCATTCTCGACCTCGACTTCGCTATCCCCATTGGTGGCCGAACAAATCTCAGCAGTTGATCGTGGGAAAGCCTGATCGATAACCCTTTGCGCTCTACGCTTTGACTGCGTTTTGGCAATCTTTAGTGGGCTGTAACCGTCTATTTGTTTTCTTTCCTCACGATATCTGCGGATCGCCTTGCCAGCATTTTCACAGTAAACCTCAAAAGCTTTCCAGATATGTTGTGAATTGCTTTTTCCCAGCCTTTCTTCAATAGCGTTGATTTGCTCTCGAACATCCGAACTGGCTCTGTAACTTGCGTGAGTGCCATGATTGATATAATGAGCAATAACTTTCATCGGAACGCCCATGATGCCGCCCGACCAGTGGGCTTTGAATTTTTCCAAATCATTACGCAAAAACTCAATATTTTTATATGTATCTATATTCATCTTTTGTCTCCATTGGGTGACGGCCTAAGCCGCCACCTCTATTCTGGTTGTTTCACCAAACGGTGCATTATCGCACTGCTCATCAGTTGATACCCAAAGCACCGGATAATCTGGCGCGGTTTTCGGGAAATCAAATATCCCCATGTCAGTGAGATAAACGAAATTATCGACAGGCAAGCAGTTGTCTTCGATATAATCGAACACAGGCCGAACTCGCGTACCGCCCCGACCCTTGCATTCGATCTTGTCAACGATATCGCCCTGACCGTAGGTCTCGACAGATTGAATTTCGCTGTCGCAAGTGATGACAGTAAGGCTCTTGGGCTTGTGATCTTCCGACATATTGTTGAGTTCCCCCAGAAATTGCTGGAGTTCAACAGTGCCGACTGATCCGCTAGTATCAACAGCCACCACCACATCACCGACACCGATCTTGTCAACGGCTGGCATGTAGATGCCTTGCTGGTAATACACCTTTTTATTACAACGTCTGAACGTGTAATCATCAGGCTGATCACCACCGATAAACCGATTGAACACATCACGCCAGTCAACCTCAGAACGCCTCATTTTGTTGATCAGTTCCTCAAGCTTGCCCGACAGTTTACCGACAGATTTTGCATTGCTTGCCGCAAGCATGACACGCTGATCATTCTCTGCCTTGGCCTGTTCTATTTCGGCCTTAGAAGGCTCACCACCGTCCTTACCTTGCATCTCACCTACATCACCACCCCAAGGCTGTTTAGAGGGCTTCTTGTCGCTTTCTAGGCGGTTTAAAAGCCTATACACTTGGAGCCATGTCATGCCTGAGTACTGTGGGTCATAAAGCCCACCCTGTGGCATCTCCATACCATCTTCTTTGAGGTAAGCATTGATGACATAATCCATTGAGATATTTTGCAACTCAGTATTCGTTGGCTGACCATCGATTGTCTTCACTGGGATGCAATGGTTCAGCATCGCGTGACCCACTTCATGCGCTATGACAAACTGCAAGCCTTTATCAGTCAGGCCATCAGCGAATGATGGGTTCCAGCGAATGCATTTGCCATCAGTTGCCATAGTTGGGATCGTGTCGTCTTTGATAAAAGGCAAGCCCAAGGTCAGTGAACCCCAGAACGGCTTGTCCAACACAAGTCTGGTTTTTGCTCTCGCAATTTTTGTTTCGATATCCAATTCAAAATCTCCTAATGTCTCTCATGGTCTTGATCTGAAAATTTACATGCAACATCTCTGCCTTTTGATCCGAAAACTACAATGTCGAGATCAGCATCTATATCACCATGCATTCTTTGATCATGGAAAAGGTGTATGAAATCGGGCTTGCCAAAAACTTTGATCGCGGCTGAAAATTCCGCATCAGTTCTGAACCCGACAAAATGGACTGCTCTTTTCATCGTAAATCTCCCCAAAGAAGAGGGGGGAAAATCCCCCCACAGTTTTACAGCATCAATTGTGCGCCATCCGATTTAAGAAAATTGCGGAACGCATCAGTCTTTTTGATCGATGGTGTGCGGTTCATTGCATCCCGAATTGAAAACACCGCAAATTCTTTGTGCGGTAATCTTTTCAGGTACTGAATGATATTGCCGATATTTTTATCGTTGGCTCTGGAACTCAGAGCCGCAGACACTGCGTAGCAAACCGCTGGGTCTTCAGCGATTGGTGCGCTATCTGGGTTGGCGATCAATGCATCGATATCTGGGCAACTCTCATAGACCTTTTTGTAGCCCATAAACTCAGCACATGCACCGCGCCCCACTTGACCGGCCACCGCCTCATTTTCATTCACAGGATCAAGTTTGAAACCCATGATAGTATCAACACGTTCCCAGCTTCTAGGTGATGGGCAAGAGTTCGCATCACGATCAAACTTATGAAGTAACTCAGGCCGAAAGCGTAGGAAGCCGGTGATCAAAGGCGACACCCCGACTGAATTGTAGTATCCCACCGCATCCTCAAGATCAGCGTCAACCTCAATGAATAGAAGCCTATCTTTTAGGTGGCTTGGCATGTTGTTTGTGCCAGCACGATCACTGTTTCGATTTCCAGCGCAAACGATAGCCCACCCATCAGGCAGTCTATGCTGACCAATGCGTCTTTCATTCACGATCTGAGCCGCGATATTCTGGTTCGACACTGGGGCTTGTGGCAACTCATCTAGGAACAGGATGCCCTCGCCATCAGTAGGCATCCAGTCTGGACGTAGGCGTTTCATGCCGTCACCGTCATTGACCAGCCAGCCAGCCAACTCGCCGGCGTCATACTGGGCAAGGCTGACAATCCTTAGATCAATTTCCCTACCCTCAGCAGTTTGCTGAACGACAGTCGTTTTACCTAGTCCAGCACCGCCCACCAAGTAGGGTATCGGACGTTGTGCGTCACGGCCAGAGGAATGCTTTACTTGACTGTCGATACATGCCTCGACAATGGCTTTTGCTTGCGAAATCCGCATATCAGTCTCCACTAATTTTGGTTAAAGTTGGTAGGCAAAGCCGCACTAAGCGGCTTCACCTTCAAGTTGGTTAATCATGGCGTTCACTGCATCGTTTTCAGATTGGGTGACATCACCAGCAACCTGACTAGCTTGTTTCATTGAAGCCCGAACCCTCAGTGCATCTTCTAACTCAGTCTGAAAGGTTTCAACGATTGCCAGAAACTCATCTTCGGTCTGGCCTTTTTCACCAAGCCCACCGATCCACTTATCGCCGTCAATGCGATTGCCATCCGCATCTTTTTTGGTGGATCGTTTGCCGACAAGCTTATCGACTATCAACTGGGTTGCAGTTTTGTTTGGCTCATCAGCAACGGCCTTGATTAACTTGGCCTCACTGGTGATCCCAGCATCTTCAAAGACATCAGCCACCATAGTTGGTGTGATGTTGTCACCATTGATGCCGAAAATTCTAATGGCTCCAG